CAATATTCTTCCAATACCATATTTGTTCACATATTGTGGTGAATAAGGGTCGACTCCTCTTTGTAATATCAAAACTTTTTGTGTTTCAAATTCATTAAGATAAGTTGCATTTAGTTTTTCATACCATATATTAGTTCTACTATTTGTTGGATTTGTTCCAAAATAGTCGTTTCTACATTCATCAAATGTTATAATTGTTGATGGTTGAATTAACTGATTCCAAAAACTTGGGTTTGCAGTTAATCCATTTGAATTAGTTGTCGCTAATCCCGGTAAAGAATATACGGGTGAATTGTTAATCACGGTTTTGGTAACAGTAATTGCAGTCAAGACTTGATAATATTCAATATCCATCGGATAGTCATATCCTCTACATTCATCACCATATCCCGTCACCGTATAAACTGCCAACCCACCCAAAGAACTTAAATCAATACAATCAACATCTGTGATTGTGTGAACACCAATAGATTTAGTAGTAGCACTTTTATCCCCATAACAAGTTAAATATGAAACAGTTCCAGCCTCAGTCACATTAATAGTAACACTTGTCACACATGTTGGAGTGAAACCAGTTGGTAAAGTATAATTAGTTGATGCGTCGCTAGTCTGTGAAGTGGCATAATTTACAGTAATTGGTATAATACCCGTTGGGACTTTACCTGTCAGTCCAGATATTAATTGACCTCCTTTAGTTGTTCCTGTCCATCTATAGTTGGGGTCTTGTGAATTTCCTGGATTAACGAATGTAATTAAATCACCAGGTGTATAATCTCCAGAGGTTAACACTGTCAAAGTATTGTCATAATGAAAACCTTGATTGTTGTCAGTCGCAAATGTGACTTTAATTTTATTGGTATTATCAAAAAATTTAGACCTCAAATTATAAATGTTAATTCTTTCACCGATTGGCAAATCGAGCGTAAGCCCAAACATGTTTTTAACACTGTCACCAGCCGGTCTTCCGAATTTTTGTGAACGAGTTGTATGATAGATTTTAGGATTTTTTGCTGCAGATGGAACTCCGGATAACGGTTGTGAGAATGTTGTCGCAATAATGTTTAATACACTATCATAATTTTCATTATCACGACTCACCGTGTTTGTAACTATTGGCTGCGTAGCAAGGTATGTTTCTAATGTCGTAAGATATGAATCATTATTAGCGACTTGCGTAATTTGAGAAGATGTCGGTGGAACATCTTCAGTATTAGTAGTCACGGGCGTAATATTTCCATTATTACACTCACAAGCTTGACAGTCAGGATATTGAATCATTGCCAGCTTTATGGTACCAAAATTATATGAAGTAAGTTTACCAAAATTTTTGACCAATGTTCTCAAAAGATATCCATAGAATACTAACCTTAATAAGATTCCACCTAAAAATAAAATCATGTTCCAAGTTAGCGGATTTCCCGCTACTGCAAGAACGTATGCCTGTCCCTCAGCCACAGTTCCAGCTATAGCCTTAATAAGGAAGAAAATTAAAGCACCGGCAATGACAACCGCAAAATTATTATATAACCAAGAAACAAAATGATATAATATCAACAACGGAAGTCCGATTATCTGAATGACTTGAAAAATTATTGCAAAGAGAAAATAAATGAAATCGAAATTTCTAAATCCTTCATTAACAGGGAATTTGTTAACCGAATCGGCACACTCGTTACTATCTATTTCTTTTATTCCTATAAATTTACCTCTACCACCGTTTTTATACTGGTCAATTAAACCTGATACTGTATAAACTCTATTGAAATCAAATTGATAAAATGTATCTTGACAATCAATTATCTCATTTAATTTCTTATTTTTTTGAGTCGTAGAAAACCCTTTAGTGTATCCCGACCAATCTAATCCAAAATAATATGAACTCGCTAGTTGGTCGTTTCCTCCTGTAAGGTTAGGGTCAGAGTTTTGATTAAACCAACCATATTCTCTAACGTTCGGAACCAAATAGTATGGTCTTCTTGTTTGTTCAGACAACTCATTTGATTGTTGCCATTTTATCTTAAACCTATATTTCGCCTTTGTTGGGATACCTATTGTTGGGTCATTCGATAACACTCTTTCTCCAAATTCATTCGTTACAATATAGTCCAAATTCATTGGAAGTTCTGTTAGCCATGAACCATTACCATCTATTACATTTCCGTTTTGTTCTAATTTATACTCCTCTAAGATAGGATTACCATTAGAATCTATTTGTATTGTTTGTCTGACTGCCAAGATTTGACCAGGACCTGCCTGTAATTGACATAGATTTCCAAAATTATCTCTAACTTTTCCACCCAATCCATCTCTACCACCTTTTACTCTGAAAGTATCAGGGGTGGAATATATTGAACCCATGAATACAGAGGTTGGTTGAATATCAACATTCGCATCGTCTCTCAAATCAAAATCCAATCTGTTGATGGCTATCTGACATATTGAAGCTTCTCCCCAAAGAGGCGAAATTTCAATTTGTTTATTTATTGAAATAATTTGTGGTAATGAATTTAAGTCTGTAGAGGTTTTAAAAGTATCACCAGCAACTTGAGCTTCTGTTGCTAAACCTATTCTAATTAAGTCTTGAGGTGTTAAGGAGAATTCACCTATGTCCGATAAATCCACGTCCATCAAGATATTTTGAATACCAAGTGGAACCCCCATAATCATGTAGTCTCCACTCTCGTTTGTCTTCGCTGTGAACTTGTAGTATTTGTCGTATATGTCCACAACTGTTGTGGCAGTTAACGCATCAATTCTCGACGGTAATGTTCCTGTTGCAGCATGTTTTGAATATGATTTCTCATATGGAAGTAGGTTATATCTATAACCATCTTCATTTCTATCATTAACAGACTTATAAGGATAAATTGATGTTATGATTGGATTTGATTGGTCAACAACATCGATAGGAATAAAAACAGCAACTCTGGCATTAGGAACACCTAATCCATTATTGGCTGTAACTCTACCTACAAGAACACCATAATCAGAGCAAGCTCTAACGTATATGTCTTCTTGTTGAAGTTTGAGAGATAAAATCTCAAGAAATTCGAACTCTTGGTCTATTTGAACGTTTATCGTCTTGTTAACACCGAGTTCGGTCCTAATCCTATACGATTGACCCATTAAGATGTTTAGTTATAAATAGTTAATGTGAATTTTTTTGGGAACACACATTAGAATTATAACTCAATAATGAAATAAATAAACCTGTTAAGATAATGTTACTGTTTGGAAATTCTTCACAGATACTCTAATATCTTTATTAGGGTATCTTATTTGATAGACTTGGTTTGGTTGTGCAAAAATTGTATCATCAACAGGACCAATAGCCTTTGTTTCAGGGTTAGAATATACCATTGATGTTTCAGCAGATGAATATTGCCCTCCAACCTCATTGAACACATCAACACTTGTAACAGTCAATACTCCATTTGAATTTTGTATTATACTCTTTAATTCTGATAGATATACGTTCTGACCTAGTTGTCTTGTCTGTGGATTAAAGTAAGCTGAAACTTTATCAATAACATCAGAGATAACCTGTCCTGAGTTTTGTGCTGAATCCAATACGATTGAAACATCAACACTTAAATCAATAACTTCAGCACTTAAGATTGAAATATAGTCGTTCATCATTCTGTAGTTAGAAAGATAATTTGCAATATTTTGTCTCAAGGTATTCGACACAATACTTGTTAACTTTCCTGATGTATCATATGATAATATTTGAATCAAAATTTTATTATCATTTTCTGTTATGGATACCTTAGCAGGTGCACCATATTGTGATGGCATGTTTCTCAATATTGACTCATAGTCTTGAACTGTTACCGCTCTTTTCTGTGCTGCGAAATTAAACGAAACATAATTTCTGATTTCTTCCAGAGAAGGAACACCCGCCCCACCGATAGCCGCAGTAACGTTATTACATCTTAGAGAGTTTACCACAGCTGAGTTTGTGTTCTCTGAAGGACCATTAACGAAGAAAGTAACTGTTCCAACTTGGTTGATAATGTTAGTTCCTAAGTTTGTCGCTAAACCACCCCCAACTCTATATTGAACGAACAGTGTTGAGTTAGGTGTAAGAGCAGAACCTAATGAAAGGTTATTTGAATATTTTTGTAAATCCAATGTCGCACCAATTGTTGTAAATTGGTCCAAAGCATCTTGTGCTGTGTTTGTTCCACCACCAAAAGTCATTTTCTTAAATCCTTCAGGTGTAAATTCTGTGATGAATCTATTTTGTGTTTGAATATATCTTCCAACTTTAATACCTGGTTGGTCTGATACCTTTGTTGGGTCTTCAACAAAGACTCTGTCTTCGGCTAAAGCATCAACTTCATACCATCTGTTCTCTAAACCTAAGAATTCTGCGGTTGTTGGAACGTTAGTATATTGTGTTCCGTTTTTCAACAACACACTTGTGATACCTAACACGTTCTTTTCAGGTAAGAATAATTCGAAGAAAGGTTTTACATCGTTTGGTGTAATAACTCTTTTGAATACTTTTGTAATACCATTAACAACAACTTCTCTTTTTGTT